TTTGATGATGGTAATCATTTTGGTAGTGTACAGAAGGCTACCCTAATAAATCTCTGGCCTATGCTAAAGCCAGGAGGCATATATATTGTTGAGGACATTAACAATGAATATGAGAACCCAGTTAAGCTAATTGATTATATAAATGTATTAGATGAACGAGGACATAAGGTTGGATGGTATGAATATCCATCTAAACCAAAACCTCGAAAAGATGGCACAGTAGGTGCTAACTTGGGTTCAAGATTAATAGCAATACACAAGGAGGAATAAATGAGTTGTGTAAAACATGCATTGTATGATGCACTAGAACAAAAGTATATTTCAGATAAAGCTCATGGTGTAGCTACTTTGAAATTATCTTTTGAAAATCCAGTTGCAATAGGAGAACATCCTACATTGCTTACTGACATGGATAAGTTAGTTGGTGATATAGCAACTGCCGAAGAAAACTTGGCAGCATTAAGGAATAATTTTGCTGAGGATATGTTAGGCGGAGTTTATAAAGGTTCTACTGAATCAAATATAACAGCTGACCAGCTGATATCTGAACAACCTGACGCACCTTGGATTGAAAAATGATCTGGGATATTATACTTGGTATAGGCTTTCTCATAGCAGTGGGTTTATGGGTGTGGGTTATGATTTCAGGACCGGCACCTATAACTACAATGTGGTGGGAACCTGGCACGTTTGATTTTAAACTTTGGAAGAAGAAAAAAAAGAAAGACTAAATGTTAACTGTATCTAAGTTTGATGATGTTTATTTAAAAGTAGACTGCGATGCTGGCACAAGCCAGGAACTTAGTGACTACTTTACATTTACTGTCCCAGGGGCTAAGTTTATGCCTCAGGTAAGAAACCGTTTCTGGGATGGTAAGATTCGTTTGTTTAATCAAATGACAAAACGAATATACTTTGGATTGTATCCTAAGTTAGAAGAGTTTGCTAAACAAAGAAACTATACATTAGATATACAAGAAGACAAAGCATTTTACCAACAAGAGTTTTCTTTGACAGAAGTTAATGATCTTGTTAAGTCTGTTAGTTTACCTAAAGAGTATCAGGTAAGAGACTATCAAACAAAAGCAATAGCACATGCTATTAGAAATAAAAGATGTTTGTTACTGTCTCCCACGGCCTCAGGTAAATCGCTTATAATATACTTGTTAGCACGTTTCTACCCCGCTAGGAAGTTAATTATAGTACCAACCACAGCATTGGTACATCAGATGGCTTCAGACTTTAAAGACTATGGTTATGATGAACCCGTAGATAAAATTACTGCTGGTCAAAGTAAAGATGGTATAGAGAATGTAACTATCACTACATGGCAGTCAATATATAAAATGCCAAAGCAATGGTTCCAACAATTCAAAGTAGTTATTGGAGATGAAGCACATCTGTTTAAAGCAAAGTCATTATCTAAGATAATGGAGAAGCTGACAGATTGTCCTTGGCGGTTTGGATTTACTGGGACGCTAGATGGTACGTTAACACATAAATTAGTTTTAGAAGGTTTGTTTGGACCTGTTGAGAAAGTAACAACTACAGCAGATCTAATTAAAGAAAAGCACTTATCTGAGTTTAAGATAAATATCATTACACTGAAGTATTCAGATCAAACTCGAAGCTCAATGAGAAAAGCTAAGTACCAAGATGAGATTGATTTCTTAGTTAGATGTGACGCTCGTAATAGATTTATTAAAAACTTGTGTTTAAGTTTGGATGGTAATACGTTAGCTCTATTTAATTATGTTGACAAGCACGGCAAAGTGTTATACAATATGATGGATAAAGGTACAGATAAACCTGTGTTCTTTGTACATGGTGGAGTAAAAGGAGAAGAAAGAGACGACATAAGGCAGATTGTAGAAAATGAAAGAACATCAATCATCGTTGCATCATATGGTACTTTTAGTACTGGTGTTAACATACGCAATTTGCATAACATCGTGTTCGCCAGTTCAAGTAAGTCAAGAGTGCGAAATTTACAATCAATTGGAAGGGGACTTCGAACGGCAGACGGTAAGTCTGAGGCTCGTTTGTTCGATCTGGTAGATGATTTAAGATTTAAGCAATGGAAGAATTATTCATTAGAGCATTTTGGTGAGCGATTGAAAATATATAATGAAGAAGAATTTCCGTACAAGATATATCAAGTACGTTTAAAGGAGTAATTCCATGAGCAATCGATACGCAACATTCAAGTTAATGAATGGAGAAGAGATATTAGGTAAACTTATAACGATGACAGAAGAAGAGATTGTTATAAATGAACCGGTACAAATTCATAGAGTAGTAGGTGACATTGGACAAGAAGTTGTCCGTTGTTCATATTGGATGTTATTTTCCAATACTCCTACTGTTACAATAAGCAGACAAAATATACTAGCACATGCAGAAGATCTGCATCCTGGTACCATTAAACATTATGAAGCGTTCTTAAAATACCAACAAGAACATACACATGAACTAGATGACAATGACGGTGAACGCTTAGAACTAATCAAGCAGGAGTTAAAGAAGAGAATGAATAAACCTAAACATGATTTGGACAAACAGTTAGAACAAGAACTAAACCAATTAGATGCAATGATTCAGAAACAGTCATCTAACACTACTGTCCACTAATGCCATGGCACATTATGTAGATAACAAAACTCTATACCAAGTAATGGTAGAGTATAAAAAAGACGTGAAAGATGCTGAAGAAGTAGATGATCCGCCTCCTAAGATACCAGATTATGTTGGAGCATGTTTACTAAAGATAGCAAATAGATTATCAACCAAACCTAACTTTATAAACTATACATTTAGAGAAGAGATGGTTAGTGATGGAATAGAAAATTGTATTAACTATATTAATAATTTTGATCCAGCTAAATCTAAAAATCCATTTGCTTACTTTACACAAATAATATATTATGCTTTCTTACGAAGAATTCAAAAAGAAAAGAAACAGCTATACATTAAACATAAAGCAATAGAAAATTTTCAAGTGTTTGAAGAGAACATAGATCCTATTGATGGATCAAGAATGGTTATCAATAGTAATGTAATTGAACCAACAGAATACATGAAAGACTTTGTACAAGAATTTGAGAAGAAAGAAAAAGAAAACAAAGTGAAGAAAGAAATTCCACCTCGAGGAGTTGAGGTGTTTTATAAGGAGAAGTAATTGAAGATTGCGCTTGTGACTGATACTCATTATGGTGCGCGAAACGATAACGTAAAAGTTGCCGAACACCAGAAGAGATTTTATGATGAAATATTTTTTCCATATTTAAAAGAACATGATATAAAAAATATAATACACTTAGGGGATGTATTTGATAGACGAAAATATATTTCGTTCACATCTCTACGTGCTGCTAAAGAAATGTTCTTTAACCCATCAAGAGAACAAGACATAAGAGTACACATGCTCGTGGGTAATCACGACTCAGTTTATAGAAACACATTAGAACTGAACAGTGTTAATCTCTTATGCAAAGAATATCCAAACATTATTGAATACTGTTCACCTGAAACATTAACATTGTCAGATGGAACACCTATTCTAATGGTGCCATGGATATGTAAAGATAACGAAGGTGAGCTACTTGAAGAGATGGCTATTACGCCTGCTCAAATTGTAATGGGTCATTTAGAGCTAAGTGGTTTTCAAATGAATAAAGGCTTTGTAGTACAAGAAGGGTTTGATCATAAAATGTTTAGTGCATTTGATATGGTATGCTCAGGACACTATCACCATAAGTCTTCTGATGGCAACATTCATTATCTAGGTGCACCTTATGAAATGACATGGATGGATCATGATGATGAAAGAGGGTTCCATATCTTTGATACAGAAACAAGAGAGTTGACTAGAGTTGTAAACCCGCTTACACTATTCCATAAGATATGGTATGATGATACCAATATGCAGTTTGATGATTTAGTTAAGAAAGACTTTAGTTATTGTAAGGATAGTTTTATAAAGGTCATAATTAGTAATAAAACTAATCCATATATGTTTGATACATTCGTATCTAAGATTGAAGAGCATGGTCCAATCAATATGCAGGTTGTTGAGGATCATTTGAATCTTGACTTAGACGATGATGAAGATATAATTGATGAGGCAGAAGATACTCTAACGATTCTTAATGGTTATGTTGAGGGGTTAGAGATTACAGCTGATAAAGAAAAAGTTAAGACAGTAATGAGAACTTTATATGATGAGGCAATGTCTGTGGTATGATAGTATTTAGAAATATAAAATGGAAAAACTTTTTAAGTTATGGTGATCACTGGACTGAGGTAGATCTCAATCAAACTAAGTCATCTTTAATCATAGGAGAGAATGGTGCTGGTAAGTCTACTATTCTTGATGCATTGTCGTTTGTCTTATATAACAAACCATTTCGAAAAGTTACTGTACAACAACTAGTGAATAGTATTAACAACAAACACATGGAAGTGGAAGTTGAGTTTACTATAGGTAAGAACATATACACAGTACTTCGAGGTCAGAAGCCTAGAGTGTTTGAGGTATGGCAAAATGATAAGTTATTAAACCAAGAAGCTCATGCAAAAGATTATCAAGAAGTATTAGAGAAAACTATTTTAAAATTAAACCACAAATCGTTTACACAAGTAGTTGTGCTTGGTAGTAGTTCGTTTGTTCCGTTTATGCAATTAGCAACTAACCATCGTAAAGAAGTGATTGAAGATTTATTAGATATTGGTATCTTCTCAGTGATGGGTGTATTACTAAAAGAGAAAGTTAGTAAGAATAAAGAGTTGATAAGTGTAGCAAGAAACCAACACGAGTTAATAGAAAGTAAATTAACAATGCAACGTGAGTATATCGATAAGATAAAATCACAGCAAGACGAGGCAATGAAAGAAAAGAAAAATAAGATTGAAGAACTAAAGAATGAAAATGGTATACTAGAACAAAACATTCAAGACGAAGAAGTTACTAGACTAGAGTATGAAAAGTTATTAGCAAGCGAAGAAAGTACTAAACAAAAGCTAAATAAATTAAATAATCTTGATGATAAAATAGAAGATAAACTTCGTCGGTTAAAAAAAGAAATTGCTTTCTATGAGAGCCATGATGATTGTCCTACATGCAATCAATCTATAGATGCATCATTCAAACATGATTGTATTGAAACAAAAACAAAACAGATTGATGAAGTTACATCTGGGGTAGATAAACTTACAGATGAGATTAAAGAGACACAATCAAGTATTCAACAGATGGTAGAATACAACGCTGCATTGAATAGTGTGGTTAAACTAATAAATGAATTGAACGGTGACCTTAATACTAACAATGCACTAATCAATTCATTAGAAGAAGATATAAAAAAGTCATCTAAGAAAGATATAGCTGAAGAAAGAAAAAAGATAGATGCGTTGAC